GAAATTAATGTTAACTTCTTAGTTAACAGGACAAAGACAGGTAGTCATGCAGAAGGCCCAGGAGATGGCGCAGTAACTTGGCAAGCTAATATTAAAGACAGCACCCTGGTCTTCCACAGTGCAGGTAACTCTGCAGGACTCTTAGCAGCTGGCGGGGTAGGACAAGATCAGGATGCATCAGATTTATGGACGCAATCTCACACTATTCTACAGCGAGTATGGATACCTTCTGGACAGACAGGTGTAGGCCCTCTTTTTGGTTTGGATGATGACACAAATGGATGGGAGTTGTTTTGGGTAAACCTCGGGACAGATGATTTGAACACAGGGCAAGACGGGACAGCTGCTGCTGTTACGTTCAGTTTAACAGGCCACCTATCTCAGTGGATTACAGTAGCTACTGTTGCAGACGAAACAGCCCAGACTAAGAGACTATATTTTGGAAAGTCAGGCACAAACTTTATAGAGGTAGGCACAGCCGCTACGTTATATGATCCAAGAGAGACTGTTGTGGGCCAGACTGCAAGGCTAGGATCTCATGATAACGGTATTGGCGGGTTTGATATCCTAAAAGAAGGTAGGATAGCAGAAACGGCTATCTGGAATGCTGCAGTATCTGTAGGTGATATGATAGAGAAGATGGAGTCTTGGAGTGAGAATCTGCCTCTACCGGATAACGTAACCCCCGGAGGCTCTTAATGTCTAGTTTTGGCGCTGTAAGTGAATTTGCAGTTAGCGAAGTCTCTGTAAATACCTTTCTTATAGAGCCAGGTGGTATTGCAAGCGCTGAAGCTTTTGGCAATGCTGCCGTATCTGCCAATGAACAACTAGTAGGACCTGCCTCTATAACAAGTTTAGAGGCTTTCGGTACCCTAAGCATAAGCACCGGAGTTACCGACATCAGCCCGGTATCTATAACAAGTACCGAAGCTTTTGGGACACCTTTGATCACTATCGGTGAGTCTCTAATAGAGCCTGCCTCAATAGCAAGTAAAGAAGCTTTTGGTTCACTAAAAGTAAGTGCAGATCAAGTACTGTTACTGACAGGAATACCTTCATTAGAAGTTGTATCTTCTCCTTTTGTTTCTACAGGCATAACAGTGGTAGAACCTACAGGCATTGCATCTGCAGAGTCTATACCATCTCCTGTAATTGCATTGGTACCTAATATAATCCCTGTAGGTATTGCTACATCAGAAACGTTCGGAACAACACAAATAACTACAGGTAATACAAACGTATTCCCACTTGGTGTTTCTAGCGGGGAGGCTTTCGGAAGAACTTTAGTAGGTGACCAACCAATAGCAGCAGATGTAGGATTCATTCGAGACATAGTTTCGGAAATAACAACCAATTTAATTAAACAAATACTTTAGGATAAAATTATGGCAAACGCTTTATATGGAAAAGGACGAGAAGCCTTTTTAGCCGGCGACATTGACTGGATTAACGATGACATTAAATGTGTATTAGTAGACACAGACACTTACACAGTAAGTATCGATGTAGATGAATTTCTGGACGATATATCTGCTGGTAATAGGGTAGCAACGTCTGGTAACTTTACCTCTCTTACAGCGACTCTAGGTGTCGCTGATGCTGCTAATATTACATTTAGTTCAGTTACAGGGGATGTCTCAGAAGCCCTGGTAATTTATAAGGATAGTGGAGTAGAAGCTACTTCTAATCTCTTAGCTTATATTGATACTGCTACCGGCTTACCTGTAACACCTAATGGCGGTGACATCACTATTACATGGGATAGCGGCGCTAACAAGATATTTAAACTTTAAAATATAGAGAGATTATATAGATATGGCTATATACGATATAGTAGGGAATGAAGTACAGGCAGTACCGTATCAACACTCTACTCAAGGGCCTTTAGAAGTTATTGCTACTGGAACATTTGGCAGTGGTTCTCTTAAACTACAGAAACAAGACCCCGATGGAGCTTGGAAAGATATTCCAGATGCAGCGTGGTCAGATGTAGTTGCTAAGTTGATCCATATTTCCGGTCCTGCACCTATTAGGTTTGATCACTCAGGCTCTACGCCTACTTTTGCCTTAAGATTGGAGTTGAATTCTCAAGGATGATAACTTACGAGTATAAATGTACAGACTGTAGTGAAGAGTTTGAACTAGACAAGAGAATGTCAGATGAGACTTCTTATGGAGATTGTCCCAGTTGTGGACTACAATCGCCTAGGCACTTCCGTACAGTCCCTAGCATAGACACATATTTTGAAGGGTCGTTTAAACAACTGAACCCTGTACCGGGCATTTAAAATGGCAAAGTTTACACCTAAAAATTTACTATCAGGGTTTGCAGATGTAGATTCTCTTGCTGAGAACTTTGCTAACCTAGAGACACTATCTAATACATGGTTGTCAAGAGATGGGACATCGCCTAACGGCATGCTCGATGACTTGGACATGAACTCTAATGACATCATTAATGCAGGTTCTATCTCTGCTAGTGAGCTTATTGTAGATGGTGCCTCTGTTAGCGGGTCTATACAGCTCGCAGAAGACTGGGCTACAAAGACAGATGGAATAGTCGATAACACAGACTACTCCTCTAAAGAATATGCAATAGGGAGTATTGTACCTGAAGGTTCCTCTAAAGAATGGGCAGTCAACCCTTTTGAAGAGCTAGTAGATGGATCCAGCTTTAGTGCATTCCACTGGGCTCAACTTGCTAAGACTAACTTCTTTGAAGGTACAGCCTCTGAAGATATTACCTTAACATCTGGGCAACTCGTTGTAGACTTTAATGACTTTATAGTGGCAGGTGCGGCTTTCTATGTAATCGGAGATAATGCAGATAACGGTAGGATCACAGAGACAAGAGACTATACAGTAACAGGAGATAAGCAAGTAACACTGCTAAACTCCTACCCAGCAGGCACTATCTTAAAGGCAGCACAGGCTGTCGTAGATACTCTTGGTGGTTCAGCCTCAGAAGATACTGTACTGACCTCTGGACAGACCGTAGTAACCTTTACTAACTTTACTGTTACTGGTGCTGGTTTATATATTATAGGTTTAAATGCTGATAACGGCAGGTTAACAAGCCCTGAAGATTATACAGTATCTGCAGGTTTCCAAGTATTGCTTACTAACTCTTATCCAGCTGGTACGATCCTTAAAGCAGTTAAGACAGAGACTGGTGAAACAGGCGCTGTTGAAGAAGCTGTAGCTGCTGCTGAAGCCGCTGAAACTAGTGCTGATGAAGCCGCAGCAAGTGCGCTGCAAGCAGCAAATATAGCTGGAGATATTGCATCCCAGCAAATAACATATACCGTTAAAACTGCCAGCTTCTCTCCATTAAATGGAGAAGCAATCGCAGCAGATACTTCAGCAGCATCATTCACAATAACACTCCCAGCATCTCCAACAGCTGGAGATACTATACGGGTGGTAGATTACTCTGGAACATTCGCAACGAACCCTTGTATAGTGGGTCGTAACGGTGAGAATATTCAGGGCTTGGCCGCTGATTTAAATCTTAATATTAATTTTTCAAGTACGGATCTAAAGTATGTTGATTCAACTAAAGGGTGGTTACTAGTATGAGTAATCTTTCAGATTTTGTAGGGTCTGGCGGTATAAGGTTTCCACTTGCAGCTACGAATACTAGCATGGGGCTGGCTGATGCTGCCGCTATGAGGCGGGCTGATAAACTCCCTATGGAAATTACAACTGAAGGCGAGTACTTAGAACTTGTCAGTAATGTTTCAGTAGAGCATTTTAGTGAACTTTCAGTATCAATCTGGGATGTGCAAATAGCAGATGTTCAAACCTTAGCTAATAAAATCTCCGGGGTGTATTGGGATAAGGTCGACGATAAGCTGTATATCCTTACATATGACACAGTAAATGAACTGGCCCAATTAGCATCTATAAATACTCTTACAGGCTCTGTTACAACATTAGGTTCAACCTTTGCGAGTATATTGATCGATAATGCTCCTGAACTAACTAATATGTCTATAACTAGGGTTGTCCAAGGTACAGGGAACTTATTAGTTTCTATTACCAATGCTACTGGACAAGGCAGTTTTGAACTACCTATTATAGGTGGATCAACTACAAATGTTGTATCTAATATACTCTTAGGAAATGTTGAACCTAAGTTAAACTGCCCATATAAAATAGATGATAATCTATTCTTAGGTACAGTCGGCTCTCCTGCAGGAGAAGGCGTAGCTATCGCAGACAGGCCTGCAAGCAAGACAGTCTTTGCAATAGTCACAGATAAAGGACAGACTCAAGTCACTCCTGCAGTGTTCGAAGGCGGCGGCTCAATGGGAGGGTACACTCTATCTTCGGGGGCTCAATCTGTTTGTCACATTAGAGAATGGGGAGATGATGTTGCTCTATTCTTTAATGTTTCTGTTATTGGCAGAAATGGCAGCCCCACTTATAATAAAGATGATTTCCATAGAATGGCTATAGAAGTTGCAGTGGCTAACGGATTAAGGATATAGTAATGATTAAAGTAATTTTTCCAACAGCCCGTGATGGAAATATGTTTGTTTATCCGGATGATCGAAATCTCTTTCGAAATACAGTAAGGGCTGGCAATGACACTATAGCCGACTATACAGGTGAACTTGAGTTAACTACCTATACAGGTGAGTGGCCCCTAACCTCTACAGTATATCGCCAAGATATCTCCGCCCCTGAATTCTTAAGTTTATTTACAGCTACCGAGTTTGGAAATATCTATGATTCAGTAATTCCAGAGATTATCCAGTTACGTAAGATGCTTGAGGTTACACACGATAAATTCAATATCTCGACTAACTCTCTAATCAATACAGGCATAGACGCCCTGGCAGCTACATCCCTCATCACCACTGAACGGGCTGCTGGGATCCGTCTTGGCTACCCTGAAATAATTTAAGGAAGACTATGAAACTTTTTGATACAGTGGCAGATATGAAAGCAGCCACACTGACAGCTGGACAGTTTGTCGGTACAAAGGCCTATTCTGCTGACGTAGGTGGTGCCGAGTACGAGGTCCTAACTGCCGGGCAGTACGGAGCTACCCCTGACGAGTTCGGGGACCATACAGTAGCCAACGGCAACGTTGCTAAGCTTCACGATGCTACACCTGACCTCTTTCAATTAGGTTTGATTGAAGGTGATGTAGACAATGGCCCAGCATTAAAAGCTGCTATTGAGAACGACCACCGAGTTATTGTTGGCCATGATGGTGTTATCACTATCAAGTCAGCAGTGAATGCAGTACTAACACGAGAGAAGAACATTGTAAGTGTAGGCCAAGGTCGAAGAAGTAATATTAAGTTTGCTAACTCTGCAGCTACAATAAAGATTACATCTCCTGACGAAGACTTCCTCTTCACAATGGGTGGTATCGGTCTTACAGCTACCATAGATACTACAGGACCAGCACTCCACATTGTATTCCCTTTCTCAGCTTTCCAGAGTCGTCGTCAAGTTACCTTAGCTAATATGGACATCCTCGGGGATACCACAGGGCTTGTAGACTTCGATGAAGGTATTATCCTAGAGAACTGCTGGCAGAGTTCAGTAATCAATTGTACTATTCAAGGTAACTCAGCTAACAAGTCTAAAGTTGTTAAGGGTTTAACGCTTAAAGGTAATTGCGTAGGTACAACCATCAGTGATAACCAGATCAATAACTTCCTTGTAGGGATAGCAGTAGAAGATACTTCTCATGATATCTTAATAAATGGTAATAGGTTAACCCAGAATATCAGTTCTATTATAGCCGACCTAAGCTCTTCTAGAGAACGTTTGATTATGTCAGGTAACTCTATCACTGCTGAGGTAGTTGGTATAAGTATCACAGACATGACAGAAGTAGTTATCGATGGTAATCGCATAAGTAAGTCTCCAGCATCAACAAGCAATTTTACTGATATCGCTATGACCAATATCCAGGGGATGGCGATTTCAGATAATGTATGCTCATTGTCCGGGACCAGTGGTACAGAGACTGGCGTAGTCCTTATCAATGTATCTTTAGGTACTATCCACGATAACGTCTTACAAGACCGTGCTACACTTATTACACTAGACGCTGCAACTACGAGAGTAGCTGGAGAAGGCAATGTAGGTGATGTAGGCTCTACTACGGTTGTAGACAGTGGGTCCGGTAACAATATTGTAGAGGCCTTCTAAGATGGCTCTAGTCCCTAATGACAAATTAAGGTCTACTAACGGTATAACGTTTACCTTCTCCCTATTCGATGAGTACAGGTTCCAACATAAAAAGAAGAGTGCTCCATACAACTTAAAGAACTTCGGCAATCCCCGGGGCACTATCTGCATGTACGAAGAGTATATGAAGTGTGATACTGAGTATGAAGCTGCTATACATCTCTTAGATTCTTGGCCTCAATGGCTAAAGCTTTGTGAGACTAGTTGGTTCAAGCCTTATAGAGATACCTGGGAGAAGGAAAGAGAAACAAGAGAGATAGCTATAGGTAAGAAAGTACTCATAGCTGAAGCTGAAGAAGGGAACGTTACGGCAGCTAGAACACTTCATGGACAAGGTGCCTCTAAGAAGGGCAGACCGTCTAACCAAGACAAAGAGCGGCTGACTAGAGAAGATAATGACCTAGATGAGTTCTTAAAGAAATCTTTTGCTAAAGTAAGTCCTATAAAACAATAATGTCAACAAGAGAAAGAAAAGAAGCCCTAAACAATCTACGTATTAAATGTGAAACTGACCTGTGGTCTTTTGCACAGGTAATAGAACCTCATAGAGTCTACGGAGAGATTCATGAAGAGATGTTTAAATGGTGGCAGTATAAGGCAGGTGAAAACTCTCTTGTCCTCTTGCCTAGGGACCATCAAAAATCCCATTGCATGGCAGTGCTCGCTGCTTGGCTCATCACTAACGATCCTAGCGTCACTATCCTTTATATATCTGCTACAAGTTATCTTGCTCAGCAGCAGCTAAGAGACATAAAGAACATAATGACCTCTAAGCTTTATCGTACTCTGTGGCCAGATATGATAAAGAAGGAAGAGGGGCAACGAGAGAAGTGGACTAACGGAGAGATCTGTGTAGACCATGAGGTAAGGAAAAGGGAAGGCATAAGAGACTCTACTGTATTTACAGCAGGCCTTACTACGAACACTACAGGCCTTCACTGCAAGATAATCCTAAAGGATGATGTTGTAGTACCTGACAATGCGCACACTGAGGAGGGCCGTAGAGGCACCACAGCGGCCAGTTCTCAGTTAGCATCTATCCTGACTACAGGTGGACAAGAGTTCTGTGTAGGGACCAGGTACCACCCTAAAGACCATTACAACGACCTTAAAGAGATGGAAGAGGAGATCTTTGATACTGATGGAGATGTATGCGGAAACCGGAAAGTCTATAAGATCTTTGAAAAGCAAGTAGAAACTGCAGGTATCTTTCTTTGGCCTAAACAGTATCGAGCAGATGATGGAAAGGTCTTCGGTTTTGATAATGCAGAGCTAGCTAGAAAGAAAGCGAAGTATATAGACAGTGCTCAGTTCTACGCTCAATATTATAACAACCCCAACGATAGTGAGAATGCAAGATTAAGTAGAGACAAGTTTCAATACTACGATCTTAAAAGGCTTATTTACAAAGAAGGTTACTGGTGTTGTAACGGTAACAGGTTAAATGTATATGCCTCTGTCGACTTTGCCTTCTCTACATCAATAAAGGCTGACTCCTCTTGTATCGTAGTAATAGGTATCGATCACAAAGGTGACATATACGTCTTAGACATCAATAGGTTTAAGACTAATAAGATGGAAACATACTTCCAGAACATGCTAGACATGTATAACAAGTGGGAGTTTATAAGGGTACGGGCTGAAGTAACAGCTGCCCAGGAAGCGATTGTAGAGTATATTCAGGACAGAGCCAGGGATTTAGGCATGAGGATGAAGGTTGAAAAGTTTCGTCCTAACAAGTATCAAGGATCTAAGGAAGAAAGGATTCAGGCAGCCCTTGAGCCCCGCTATGAGAACTTAGAGGTTTGGCACTATAAAGGTGGTTATGTCTCTATGTTAGAAGAAGAGTTGTTGCAGTCTAACCCAAGACATGATGACATAAAAGATGCATTAGCCTCTGCAGTCTCTATGGAAACAAAAAGACCTAGACGACCCAGAGATAACCAAGATAATAATATTTTAGAATTAAAAACTCATCCAAGGTTTGGCGGGATAATGTACTAATATGAGTGCTTCAGATACACTAGATTTATGGCAAGCAGTTTCACCAGATACGACAGCTTTAGAAATTTCCCGCTTCTACGATAAGTGGAAGGTCAACCGTATGGTATGGGAGACTCAAACAAAAGAATTAAGAGATTACTTATACGCCGTAGATATAGATACTACAGCACACGTAGCGAACAACTTCCAGAATAGGACAACAATACCTAAGCTTACTCAGATCTATCAAAACTTGCTAGCTAACTATTCTGAGCATATGTTCTCTACCTCTGACTGGATCTCTTGGGAAGCACATAACAGGGAGTCGTCGTTAGAAGAGAAACGCAAGTCTATCGAGTCTTACATACGTACTAAAGGTCGTATGCAGAACTTAGAGAAGACATTTACAGACTTGCTCAGTGACTGGATTATCTATGGTAATTGCTTTGCTGAACTAGGTTATGTAAACGAGATCAAGGAGGACGAGACTACCGGAGAGATCATACAAGGCTATGTAGGCCCTAGGCTCTTCCGTATCTCCCCGCATGATATCGTATTCAATGCATCTGCCAGTAGCTGGGAGAACTCTCCAAAGATTATTCGTTCTGTCTACTCTATAGGTGATCTACAGAAGAACATTATTGAGCGACCTGATCTAGGTTGGACTCAGGACATGGTAGACGACATTAAAAATGTACGTCAGCTAGTCCGTAATAACTCTAAGTATATCTCCAATGCTGAGATCGATAAGTCACAAGGCTTAACAGCTGACGGCTTTAGTAATATCATGGAGTATTATAATTCAGATCTAGTAGAGGTTCTTACCTTCTATGGAGACCTTTACTTACCTGAGCTAGGCGAGTTTAAGAAGAATCACAAGATCACAATCGCTGATAGACGTATTATCGTAGAGGACAAGCCATTCGATTCTTGGGCTAACTCTAGTTACTTGTATCACGATGGTTGGTCTAGACGCCCAGACAACTTGTATGGCATGGGCCCGTTAGATAATCTGATGGGTATGCAGTATAAGATTGATAAGCTAGAGAACTTACGTGGTGATGTGTTTGATCATATCGCTCACCCTACTACAGTAGAAACAGGTACAGTTGAGTTCTTCGGAACTCGTGGTGCTCCGGGCGGTCGCTTTGTTGTAGAGGATGGTGGTGATGTTAAATATCTAGCCCCTGATACAACAGCGCTGCAAGCTGACTTCCAGATCCAACAAGTAATGCGTGATATGGAAGAGTTAGCAGGGGCTCCTAGAGAAGCTCTTGGTATCCGTTCTCCGGGCGAGAAGACTGCATTTGAAGTCCAGAGCCTAGACAATGCAGCTAACCGGTTGTTCCGCCACAAAGTAAAACAATTTGAATCATCAGTTGTAGAGTCGGTTCTTAACGACATGCTAGAAATGGCAAGACGGAACTTGAATGGTGCAGACGTAGTAAGGTCCATAGACAGTACCTTCGGCATCGAAGAGTTCCTTTCTGTCACTAAAGAAGATTTAACAGCCACAGGAAAACTGTACGCCCTAGGCTCTAAGCATTTTATAGCTGACAGTAATATGATGCAGAATCTTAATTCTGTGTTTAACTCTAATATAACAGAGTTTATCGCTCCTCATATAAGTAAGTTCCAGCTTGCTAAGACTGTAGAGAACCTACTAGGCATAGAGCAATTCTCCTTAGTTCAAGAGAATATAGGAGTACTAGAAGATATCGAGACTCAGCGTATAGTCCAGACCGGGCAACAGACGTTAGAGGAAGAAGCCGTAACCGATCCACGAGGACCAATCGATGATCAGATTGCTCAAGAAGCAGAAGGACAACCTTTCTAAGGATGACTATAAAAGATTAAAAGCTGAGGTAGCAGCTTCAGGAACACTACTTAAACTTGTCAAGGACCACTTAGACGAGAAAATAAAAGCTTATGAAAACTTGATGTTAAAGGAAGATACTCTTAGAAGCCCTAACATATTAACAGGGTATGCAAGAGTACTTAAAGAATTCAAGTCATTAAGAAAACAGTTTGACCAAACTACAGAGGAATAACAATCTATCATGACAAGTGATATCGCAAGCCAGCTAGAAAAGGCAAGTTCACAAGTACAGACCAACAGTGAACAAGAGACCGGCGCCAAGATGTTTATTGGTGAAGGTAAAAAGTACGCA